AATACAAACAAGACGAAATACTTGATTTCTTTGTTGCAAATTTTATTGACAAAGACAAGAACTGGATTGGTAACTTATTAGAGAATGATGGACGAGAAATATATCTTAATTATAAAAAAGTTAAAGACAATTTTAAATTTCATTTTAGAAACGACTTTGTTAATATTCTTAATGACTTTGGCAGTAAGCGTCTTTCTTTTGATGATGGTTTCGTTTGCCATAATGGACAACATCCACGACTTTTACGTTTACTTATTCAGAAAAGAACGTCTTTCCAAACCTTCGTTGTGCTTGACCAAGTCTTATCGTTTATCAAAAATTGGAATAAGGAAATTAAAGAGAATATTGTCTGGCCTAAAATCGCACATAAGGTTGCCAAGTTGAAACCTTTTATAAAATATAACTTAACAGAATGTAAATTAATAATGAAAGAGGTGATTAAAAATGAAACCTAAAATAGAGTTTATATCTTTAATATCAGGTGTAGATAAAACTATGCCTATTATAGAGGCGTCTAAACATAAACCATCTTGGATTAAGAAGGCGGCCGCAGATTTTAAAAAGTTGGGTTCTATTACTCAACAACATAGAGGTGGGCAAGAAATGTATGCCGATCCTAATATGCAAAAATTTAGTCCAGATGAAACAAAACATACATCAAAATGTCCTGCCTTACAACTATATCACAATACAGGTTATATTTTAAGAACACATACAGATATTATATTAGATGTAAGTCCTGATGGTGAGTATTTTCAATCAAAAACACCTGGTAGTAACCGAGATAGCAGACCACTTGTAACATCACATATGGATCAATCATTTTATCCTTTCTTTGAAAACTGGCCAAAAGGCACAATGAAAAAAGTATTGAAGTTTGATTTACCTTGGGTAGCAAGAATACCTAAAGGATATAAAATGTTGCAAATGCACCCTATGTACCAAGACGAAAATAGATTTACTACTTTGTCAGGTATATTAGAACCGCATTTAGGACACGCTGCTATAGGAACAATACCTTTCTATTGCCACTTCACAGGTGTTGAAACAATTAAGGCAGGAACACCAGTTGCTCAATTTGTATTAATACCAGATGATAATAATGAAATGAAAGTAATTGATTTTGAAGATGATAAAAATTATATCAAAGAGAGATCAATAAACTATTTACAATTACAAGAATCATTTAATAGAAATTATAATAAAATGAGAGAGTTTTGGAAAAAATATGGCTGGTAGAGTATTCTGTATAGGTAACGGTGAAAGTAGAAAACATTTAGATTTAGAAACATTAAGACCATACGGCAAGATATATGGTTGTAATGCTCTATATAGAGATTTTACACCAGACGTAATTACTGCTGTTGATATGGGCATAATGCACGAGATATACAATACAGGTTATGCACAAAATAATCAATGTGTGTTTAGAGATTGGAATACAATGCCTGGTGAAATGTACGAACAATTATTATATGCAGGTCAAAACTATTCTGACCAAGATTATGATTTGATTAAAAAAGAAAATGTAATCAATTCTAATGAAAGAGGTGACCGTAAAGAATTTGTTATGCACGGTTCTAATTTAGCAGGTGTAGTAGAAATATTAAAGAAGAATAAAGATAGAGAAAAAAAAGAAGTTAATCATACATCAATAAATGTAAGTTGGGTTACAAGTGATGATAAGGTAAGAGCAGTAAACGACCATATGATAAACAATGAAGGCAATACTAAAGATAGAGGTTGGGCAGCAGGTCCTACTTCAGGTTGGTTTGCTGTGAATGATTGTAAACCTGAAGAAGTATTTTTATTAGGACACGATTTAGAGAGTTACAACGATCAGTTGAATAACCTATACAAAGATACAAAACATTATGGTTTAAAAGAGGCACACAAGACACCTAGTATAAACTGGATTAATCAATGGTTAGAACTGATAAGAGAAAATCAAAACACTACATTTTATAAGGTAAATCCACACGGAAGTGATGGTACTGACCCTATTAGTTTCATACCAGACGCTTGGGCAAGAGAGAAAAATATTAAGTACATAGACTATACCACGCTTGACAAAATGCTCAAATAGTGTTATATTGGTAATATGTTTGATGTTTTAATATACAGAATTTTAGATAAAGTTGAAACTACTTGTAAAAAGGTTAGAGAATATATGATTAACAAGTCATTACCTAATCCTTGTAAGTCTGCTTCTGAATGGCGAAAAGATTATGAAAAGTGGAAGAAAAACTCTACTAAATAATAATGATCCCGATTATATAGGGAACACAAATACAACGAATATAAAAATATAGGAGAATACGAATATGGATTTTGAAACTTTAAAATCATCATCAAGTAATTTTGATAAACTTACAAAGGCACTTGAATCGAACCTCAATCCTGAGGATTCATCAAATAAAAACAAATACCAAGACGACAGATTTTGGAAACCAGAGTTAGATAAAACTGGTAACGGTTATGCTGTTATTAGATTTTTACCTGCTGTGTCAGGCGAAGACTTGCCTTGGCAAAGAGTATGGTCTCACGCTTTCCAAGGACCTGGTGGTTGGTATATTGAAAACTCATTAACAACATTAAATCAAAAAGATCCTGTGTCTGAAGAAAACACAAGACTTTGGAATACAGGTGTTGATAGTGATAAAGAAATCGCTAGAAAGAGAAAAAGAAAATTATCTTACTACTCAAATATTCTAGTGGTATCTGACCCTAAACATCCAGAAAACGAAGGCAAAGTTTTCTTATACAAATTTGGTAAAAAGATATTTGATAAGATTACTGAAGCAATGCAACCTGCTTTTGAAGACGAGGCGGCAATCAATCCGTTTGACTTCTGGAAAGGTGCAAACTTTAAATTAAAAATCAGAAAAGTTGATGGTTATTGGAACTATGACAAATCTGAATTTGAAAGCGTGTCAGCACTTGCTGATAATGACGAGAAGATTAAATCTGTCTGGTCAACACAACACGCTTTAAAACCGTTTTTAGCGGCTGATAATTTTAAAACCTATGAGGAACTCAAAGAGAAACTGAATAGGGTGTTATCGGGTGCTAGAAAAACTGAAACCGTTGCTGTTGCAGACCTCCCGCCTTCAACTAACGGTTCAGGAAAAAGTATAAATGAAAGTCCTGTTGCTAGTGATGATGACGATACAATGTCATACTTTAGTAAATTAGCAGAGGACGAGTAATACTCTCTCTCTTGGTAAATACTTTTAGGGCGCTTTAGGTAACTAAAGTGCCCTTTTTTAAGCATAAATATAGCATATGCCTAGTATATTAGATCCATTAGTAGATAAACAAGGTGGTGCAAGAAAAGGCGCTGCTTGGTACAGAAATGCTGTTGCTTCTATCGCAGATAGAGTATCAGCAAGAAGACTAATGAATCAAGGCAGATTATTAGGTAGACCTAGTGTAGGTCGTTTAAATATGTTCTTTTATGACCCTAAATATAAGAAGACGTTACCATATTATGATACATTTCCTCTAGTATTACCTATTGAGAGAATACCAGGTGGATTTGCAGGCATTAATTTTCATTATTTAAGACCTGGTGCTAGATTTACTTTGTTAGAAAGATTACAAAGATTTTCTACAAAAGGTAGAGAAGTAACTAGTAGAAATAGTTTTGATGTAAGTTATGATAGGGTAAAGAACATACCATTGGTAAAGAATACGATTAAAAAATATTTGTTTAATCACGTGAGATCAAGTTTTTTAAGAATTGATTATGACAAAGCAGCATTATCTGTTTATTTACCTGTGGCACAATTTAGGAAAGGTAGTCCATACTAATGGCAATATTAAGAGGCGGAAAAAGAATTGGTGGTTATGATGTACGTATCGGTATACCACGAGATAAATCGCTTGATGACGTAGCAGGTGATAAGAGATTACAAAGACGACAAGGTGGTAATCCTGAAACCACTATGGGTCGTTTTCAATCTTATGTAAATGAGGCAGAAGGATTTGCTAGAAAGGCAAGATTTTATGCTGAGTTTGCTTTACCTAAAGGTGTAGATAGTGGTAGTATATTTTCAGAAGGTTTTGAAGATACATCATTAGCAGCATTAGAGAAAACATCTTTTCCATCACAAGAAGATTTACTTGCTGTTCAACAGGCAAATGGTAGACGAGTAAGAGCATTTTGTTCTTCTATTAGTATGCCTGAAAGAGAAATGGTAACTAAAGAAGTTAGACACGGAAATGCACCTGCTAGAAATATAGTTTATGATATGAAATCAGCACCTATATCAGCAACATTTTATGCTGATAAGTTTATGAGAGAAAGAAGTTATTTTGAATTATGGCAGAAAGCCGCTATGTCAACCTCATCTACATTTAATACAAACTATTATGAAAACTATGTTTCTAATTTAAACATATTTCAATTAGGACAATTTGCAAGCAGACAGGAACGTGATGATATAACTTATGGTGTACAATTGATAGATGTTTATCCTACAAAGGTAGGTGCAATAGAATATTCCCACGATGCTAATAGTATTCAAACCGTTGATATAGATTTTTCATTTAGATACTGGATTAATTACTTTATAGATAGACAAGGTAATATAGAATTAGGTAGTCCTCTTGGTAGGGTGCCTGAAATTAAAAACAATAGAGGAATTTTTGGTAGTTTAATAAATAAATTGCCACCTGAATTGAGAAGGGCAGGTAGAGATGTACTTAACGATTTAAGACGTAGAGTACCTTTAGGTAGAGTAACTGGCGGAAGAGTATTTCCACCATTTAAAATACCACCACTAAATATTTAATATAATAAGGAGTTATAATGGCGTTACCAATAGTTGAAACACCACGATATGAGTTGACTTTACCATCTAGTGATGTAAAGGTTCAGTATAGACCTTTTCTTGTTAAAGAAGAAAAAATTTTATATATGGCACTTGAATCAGGTGATGAACAACAAATGCAATCGGCAACAAAAGATATTTTGAAGTCGGTTACATACAACAAAATAGATGTTGAAACTCTACCAACTTTTGATGTAGAGTACATTTTCTTACAAGTTAGGGCAAAATCTGTAGGAGAAGTTGCAAAGTTTAAAATTATATGTCCAGACGATAAGACAACCTATGGCGATGTGGAGGTTGACATATCAAAAGTTGAGGTGCAAGTTGATGACGCACACTCTAACGATATAATATTAGACGAAAAAAGAAAATTAGGTGTAGTAATGAAATATCCTAATATGAAAGTGTTATATACAACACAAGGTATTAAGACACTTAAATATGAAGATGTTATAGGTTTAATTATAGGATGTGTTGATTACATTTATGAAGGAGAGAAAAACTTTCCTACTACTGAATCAACAAAAGAAGAATTGAAAGATTTTTTTGAAAATTTATCTCAAAATCAGTTTACTAAATTGAGAACTTTTTTTGAAACAATGCCTAGATTACGACACGAAACAAAAGTGAAGAACCCGAAGACAGGAGTTGAGAGTAAGATCACCTTCAGCGGGTTACAAGATTTTTTCGGATTGGCCTCTCCCACAATAGCCTAGAGGCGATATACGAAGTAAATTTTGCACTTATGCAACACCATAAGTATTCACTAACTGAAATTGAGGCAATGATACCGTGGGAACGTGATGTATATGTTTCATTATTGATTAAATATATTAAAGAAGAAAACGAAAGAAAAAAACGAGAACGAGAAAAGGCAAAGTAATGATAGAAAAAATTAAAAACTTATTCGGATCAGGTTGGTCTGGAATCAAATATGGTATAAAACAATTATGGCATTTCATTGAGGTAGAGATACCTGAATTGATGTCTAACTGGAGATTAGTACCTAGACTTTTAATGGTTGCATATGCTTGGGCATTTTTAGATGTAATCAATTGGTTTATGGCACTAGAGAATCCTAATAACGCACAGGCAGGGTTAGTGTCAGTAGTTGTAGGGGCAGGCGCTGGGTGGTTTGCAATATACGTTAACGGTAAACCTTCTAAAGTTAAAAACAAGGACTAAACAATGGCATTACCAAAAATAGAACCATTATCATCTGAATTTGAGGTAACAAAAGATGACTCAAATGCTGTCAAGTTAGAGATAGAGAAACTAGGTCAAGCAATATTTGAAAAAACAAATACTAGTTTAAAATCTGCTACACAGGCAGTTATAAGTGATGTACCTAGTATGATACAAACACTTACACAAGAGATAGAAAGTGGTCCTATTGATACTTTTGGTAATGCTATTAACAAATTAGTTAGATTAACACAAGATTTAGGTATAAACCTATATGACTATAACGAACAATTAGGAAAAACGGTAGATAGATTTATAGGTAAACAAGAAGATTTAGAAAAAGAATTATCTAGTTTAAGAGAAAAAGGTATTAGAGCAGAAATTAATGAGAGAGGTGACGCTATTAAAATATTGACACAAAAAGAAATACAGGCATATGAAAAAGATAGAAAAGAAAATTTAAAGTCAATAGAGAAAAACAAAGAAGAAATAGAAACTAGAACAGAAATTTTAAATAATTTAAAAGAAACAGAAAAAGTAAAAAGAAAAGAAATAGAAAACGAAATTAAGAGTAGAAATAGAAATATAGAAGGTTTAGAAAAAGAAAACGAACAAATAGATAAAAGAACTAATACAACGGCAGATACAGGTAGAGATATAGGTGGGTTCAGTAAAATTGCTGAATTGAAAGAGGCATTTATGGTAATACCTGATACTATTGCTGAAGTTGCTACTGGATTTAAAGACGTAGGTAAATCTATATTTCAAGGTATCGCTGCCTTTATAGGTAACCCAATGAAAGCAATTAGTAAAGCATTTAAGGGTATAGCAAACTTGTTTAGAACTGCTAGATTAATGATTGCATTAAAAGTATTAGCAGTTATAGCAGCGCTTCAATTTGTTGCAGAAAGAATTGAAATGATAGGTGATGTATTTAGGAATATATGGGGAAAAATAACAGATTTCTTTAAGGGTATTATTGACTGGTTTAAAAACTCAAAAATAGGTAAATTATTAGGTTTCGGCAAAGGTGATGGTGATGAAAAACCTGAAACAAAAGGTTATAACAAGATGTCAGATGATGGTATGTATGGTATAGGTGAAGATGGATCAGAAATAGCAACTACAAATAAAGTAGATGAATTTTTACCAATGTCAAATGACCCTGCTAATGCACCTGTACTTGATCCTGTTACAAATAAATTTATACAACCTGGTGAGGAAGGTTATGAAAAGGCAAGAGCAAATAGATTACAAAATACACAAGATTATGAAACAGACGCACAAAACTTTTTAGCAAGTGGTACAGGCAAAACTATTGATGATATGAAAGTTGTATCAGGTAATGTTACAGCAGATGGTGAGTCAACACCTAAACAATTATCTACACTATTGGATGCTCAGAAGGCCGCTGAAAGTGGTAATATCATAAATGTACAAAATAATAATCAGATTGCTAATAACACTTCAGGTGGCAGTAATGCAACAATAGGATTTAGTACACACTTACCAGATGAATCTTTTATAAATGTTAGAAAAGATAATACTACACAATCAATTTAAAACTTAACACCTAATTCTTTTTCAGTAATTATTTTAAATACAGCACCGTTGTCTTCAGCATATGATGTTGCCGCTCTCCACTTTGCCTGATTTTTAATAAATTCAAAACTCTCACGCATATATGATCTAGTTTTCTTTTTAGGTGGTTTAGGACGAGTTATTTGACGAGAAGGTTTAATCTCAATCAACATTTTTTTACCTTTGTCTGTTTTGATTATGAAGTCTGGAAAGTATCTATGATATTTCTTGTCAATAGGATTGAAATATCTGATAGGTAATTCTTCACTTGCCCAATTTGTTATGCCAGGATTGTTGTCGCAATAGACCATAAATCTACGCTCTAAAAGTGAACGATAGACTATGTTATTTGGGTTGCCAACATATTTTTTAGGATTCGTTGGTTTATATATTCCTTTAAAAGACTTCTTCATATCATATAAATAGTTATAACAATATTTAGTAAGGATATAAAAATGGCTTGGACTTCAAAAGTAGCAAATGTAATCAAAGGCAGAATAGGTAGTGCTATTGCTGGTGCAATAGGTAATAAGATAATGAACTCGTTTGCTAGTCAAGGGCAGACATCTAAAGTCGCTGCTAAACTATTAAACAAATCACCGTTAGAAATAGGTAACAATTCTCCTACAGCACATATGTTAGAGAATCCATATCAATATGGTACGGTATTCTATCCACAAGAAACAAGTAATTTAGGTGATGGTCATTATGTTATATTTGATATATTAGCACATAAGAGATCAAGGTTTAAAAACAAAACTTTTGATAATGGTGTATTAGCACCAAAAAGAGGCAGTAATTATTTTGAAAATGCAGGAGCAGCTGCTACTCAAGCAAAAAGAATTAGAAGTATTAAATCCAGAGGCATAGCAATGACGAATAGAGTCAAAGGTGTTAACTCTGGTATATTTTCAAAAGCAGAATCAAATCACACCTACGTAACAGATAGTATATTATTGTATATGCCACCTGAAGGTATGAAATTTAGTTATAATGCTGAATATGAGGCATTAGAAACTGGTGTGGCAGGTGATTTTGCACAAGGTTTAATGGGATTAATAAATGCAGATAACTTTGAAGAGTCTATTAAATCAATAGGTAAAGGTTTATCAGGAGTAACAGAATTAACTAAAATGGCAGGTTTTGGTGCCTTAGCAATTATACCTGGGTTTGAGAACGCAAGAGGATTGTATGATAAATTTAGAGGTCAGGCAAAGAATCCTAATTTAGAATCAGTATTTAAATCAGTACCTTTTAGAGAGTTTAATTTTCCTTTTACGTTTGCACCGAAGAACGAAAAAGAAAAAGATAGTGTACACAAGATATTACAATTGTTTAGATTTCATATGTTACCACAACATAAGAATGACGCAAATGGTTATTTTGATGTGCCATCAGAATTTCAAATAACTTATATGTATAGAGATAATGAGAACGCATATTTACCTAAAGTTAGTAGATGTGTATTAAAAAATTGTGAAATAAATTATGCACCTGACAATGTTGTATCAACACTAACACCAGACGAAAGAGGTGCTCCGCCTACTATTACAACAATGAACTTGACATTTGGTGAAACAGAAATTATGACAAAAGAAACGGTAGCACAAGGATACTAATATGTATTTTGACAGATTCCCAAAAGGTAATTATATATTACCAGGCACACAAACTTATAAGTTAGTATCAGACTTATTCAGACGTGTAAAAATAAGAGATAAAATTAAGAACGAGGCAAGTATCTATACAGAATATTTTGTATCAAGTGGTGAAAGACCTGAACATATTGCACAAAAACATTTTGGCAATCCTGAATTACATTGGGTAGTATTAATAACAAATAATATAGCGGATGCCTTATATGACTGGCCAATGTCTTTTTCAGCATTTGAAGAATACATCAAAGACAAATACGATAATGCTGAGGCAATACATCATTATGAAAAAGTACAATCAAGTGGACCTCAAACATCAATTGATTACTCACACTTGATTGAATGTAATAGTACAGACCCTGGTGCTCAGGCAGTATCAAATAGAGAATACGAACAAAGAATACAAGATAATAAGAGTAGAATTAAGTTATTAGAACCAGCATATTTGCCTGTATTGATAGAAGAATTTGAAAGATTAATGAATGAATAATTATGTACGATTCAATAGATACAAATAGATTAGATAAGGCAGGAAGATTTGCTTTAGATGATATTGCCTTAATCTCATATCAATCAGCAGACGGTTCAAATCAAAATCCTAAATCAGTTTCAGTTAGATCGCTAGTAATGGAGATTAACATATATGAGTCTTTAGAAGGACCAGGCATATATGGTAATGTTATTCTCGCAGATGGTCAAGCAGTATTAACACACTTACCTTTAACAGGATATGAACAAATAGAATTTAAATTAGCAACGCCAGGGTGCAGTAAGGGATATGATTTCTCTATGTTAACAGGACACCCTATGCACATATATAAAATTTCAGATAGACAACCTACTACACCTAGCGCACAAGTTTATATGTTGCACTTTTGCAGTAAAGAAATGTTGAACAATGAAATGACTAGAGTCAATAGAACTTTAACAGGTTCAATAGATCAAATGGTGATTGACATATTCAGAAATGATATAGAAAGTAAAAAGAATTTAATTGTAGAAGAAACAAAAGGTCTACACAAATTTGTTATGCCTAGAATGAAACCATTTAGGGCAATATCTAAACTATCTAATTGTGCTGAACCATTAAAATACAAATCAAGTGGTATGTTATTCTATGAAGACAGCACAGGATATAGATTTAGAAGTATAGAGAATATGTTAGCAATTGCTGGGTCAGCAAGACCTGTGGTTGCTAAGTTTCAACAGAAACCTCGTAATGTAAAAGGTGGTACAGGTGATACAGATGTTATAAAAGAAATGCAGACCGTGGATGCTTATGCAGTAAAAGATCAATACGACACATTAAAGAACTTATCAAACGGTGTATTTGCTAGTAAGATGATAACACACGATACATTTAACAAAACCTTTTCAGAAATCAATTTTGACTACAATACATACTTTCCTACTATATTTCACACGGAACACGATGGCAAGGGTGGCCTGGTTGATAATAAGGGTCAATTACCTATATTTAACTACAAAGATAATCAAATGATTTCAGACAAACCTGAAGGCACAATGAACTTTGTATCTACAACAGAAAAGATACAAAACGATTATGAAGGACCAGAAGGTGAACGTATCTATCCTGCTAGTATGGCACAGAAACTATCATTTAAGAGTCAGGTGTTGTCATTAGATTGTAAAGGTTTCACAGGTCTATCAGTAGGTGATTTATGCAGTTTTGAAATACCAGCATACGAACCAGCAGGAACAGATAACCCATTGCATATAGACCCATATATGAGTGGCCGTTATGTAGTGAGAAAGATACATCACAAAATTAGTACAACAAAAGATAACCACATAATGAATTTAGAACTAATTAAAGACGCAGTAAGAGTAGCATATCCAGAAGAAAACCTAGATATACTATCAAAGAAAGAAAACCAAGATTCGCTTACATATCTACAATACGAACTAGACGATACAATAATAGATATTGCGAGCAATGAGGTAATGGCTTAGAGAAGCTAAGAGTCAAAATTTTTTTTGACTAAAGACTAGAGCAGGCCATATGCCACAATATGAGAGAAAACAATTAACTGAGCAAAGATAATAAAATGAATATAAAAACGCAGATTATAGACACCAGCAAGAGATGTAAAGACAAATTTAATAATATGATAGAAAATACTCTCTATAAGTACGACTGCTATCTGGAGTATAACAAACTACACAACTTCTACAAGGGGCAGTATGAACTAACTAGACAGATCAAAGCTAAAGTCAGTCTAGCGACTGCCTGGCTCAATAATAAGTATAATAACATAGACTTTAGTAAGGCATCCTTGGGGTATAGTGATTGTATAGTACACAATAACGAAGAACTAGACGAGTTGCGTAGGAAGAAAGGAAATAGTATTAAATGACATATAGCGTAGTCATTAAAAAGAAACATATATCGGTAGGAAACAAATGGCCTTCTTAGGAATTTCCGAGTTTAAACATTTCGTAGGCGTAGTAGAGGATAGACACGATCCTGAAAAGAC